TTATTATCTTCGCGACCTAAGCAGGATATTGTTGAAAGTAATGATGATGGTTCAGTACAACGTCCAAGTATTTCCAGTCAATCAGGATTTCAATCTGATTTTTCCCTTTCCAGTTCTACATTTAAGCAAGATCCATCTAGTCGAAATCAGCCAGGGTATATAGGAAGTCCTGGTAGTGGTTTAAGAGTTCCACGAGTAATTGCGAATTTAGAACCAGTTGATCGAGTTTCTTTTATAACTCCTAATGCTGTAAGTCCAGATCAATCAAGATATACGGAACAATTAAGGAGTGAGATTCGTCTTGCGTTAGGAGGTATAGATGATTTAAGTATTACTAATGTCACAGCAACTGAGATTAAATCAGCTTATGGACGTGTTAGTGCTACTTCTAAGAAAAAATGTTTACAGCTATATACTTATGGTATTTGTAAGTGTTTTGAGTTAATACTTTTCCAAGAAGAACAAATATTTAAGAAATCGTTAGCTTATGTCTCCGGAATTAAATATCCTGTTGTTCCTGAAGATTTAAACGATGAAAAAGCGATGCAGAAATATGAAAAAGGTAAATTTAATTATGAACGTAAATTACAGCAGGCTGTTGATAAAGCGCTAGAGGATGGCGATATACCAGAAGGTGTTGTAGGACTTGCTCCAGACGGTAATAGAAGCGTTTTATGGCGTTGGATGGGACCAGTATATGAAGATACTGCACAAGATAAATTGAACCAATCTATTTTTACACGAAATCTACAAGAATTAGGCGTTGATAGCATAGAAGCACTGAAGTACTTATTTCCTTCCAAAACGGACGACGAGATCGCAGGGATGTTATCTGGTTATCCGTTTAGAATGGTTGGTGAAGTACAAAGGGCATACTCTTCATTTATTGATCTAATCAATCAAGAGATGAGAACGCCACATCCGCAGCAACCGAATTTACCGATGGCTGCAGATCCGAGACTTGATCTCACCCCGTTTCTATATAGAACACTCGAAAATTTACAAAAGGAATTAACTTATGGCGGACGGTATCGCGGCTCCGACCCAATCGGCACCCCAAGCATCCCAGACCCAGCCGACCAGCTTCGCGGCTCCGGTAGCGCCCGTAGCTCAATCGGCAGCACAGGCACCAGTGGTGGGTACAACCCCACAATGGGTAGCATCGACCCAGCAAGCGGCGGCACCAGCTCCAGCAGTGCAAGCCCAGATGGGGATAGCTCCAACCCAATACGACCTTACACAGTCAACTTACCAAGCACCCCAGGCAACCCCACAACAGGACAATCCTTACAAGGAAGCGTTCAACAAGGTAGTGGGTCTCCTGAGTTCACCAGTCCAATTCCCGTTCCAGGGTCAACAATCGACTCAGAACCAAGTAGCAGACCAGGTCAACTACGCTTCCCCACAAACAACCCCATTCAACAACGCGGTAGCGCCGACCTCTACGCCTGGGATCAACAGCAACCAGGGTTACTCCAACGACTCTTCCCTAACATCGCAGCAGGGTCTGACAGCAGACCAGCTAAAGGCAAGCGGAGTCAGCGACGTAAGTCTTGAGGTAATAAACAACTTTGGTCCTGATGCTCCTGCAGTATTAAATGACTATGCATGTAAAGTTGAAGACGCTTTAATTGAATCAAACGTTAAATTAACTAAAGCAGTTGATTTACTTAAGGAGTTAAATACAGAGCATAAAGCGTATAACAACATCCTTACTAATCCTAATGTCTTAGCTGATTACACAACTAAGTTTTTTGGACCACAAGGACCTTTCCCTGTAGAGCGTATTCAAGCTACTCAAAATGCTCAAGCACAGCAAGCAGCAGCTAGAGCAGCAGCTCCTCGTGGAGCAGGACAAGTAGATCCTAGAGCAGCAGCCGCAGCAGGACAAGTAGATCCTAGAGCAGCAGTAGCAGCTCCACAGAGACCTCAAATGCCTGTACCTCCAAGCCCACAGTCAAAAGGAACACCTACTGACTTTTGGAATAGCTTTGGAAGCGCATCAGATAGAGATCCTCAGAACGCTTGGAAGTATCTAAGTGCAGCACAACAGAATCCTGAAATATTCCGTCAAAAACTACTTGTAATGGAGTAATCCATTAAACAAAAGGGGTGGCAATAAAGCGACCCCTCTTTTTTTTTATACTCACATGGACGAAGCTAAAGTAAAAAAAGCATTGTTAATGGCTCAACAAGCTCAACAAGCAATGAATATGCCTCTTTCAAACTCAACATTACAACCTCAAGGACTTCAAATGGGAGCGATAGGACATCCTAATGGTCCGCTTCCTACACCTTTTGCTTATTCTGAATACAATAAAGTAGGTTGATTGAAACTTATATAAGTCCATTGATAAACCTTTGATATAATTCTTATAATGGAATTTATTTTCCAGTTCTAGTGGATTAATTCCACAGGTATCAACAGCCCTGTGCTGTAACAACCAAAACGTCTAATGTTTATAGATAACGATTTCCCCAAACTTCTGGGCGCGGAATTGTATCGTCCCCATCCAGCTTATATAGTTGAAATGGCTGCAGAACCTGTAGTTGTTCATGACTTTACTAAGCAGCCTTAGAAAACTCTGGGCCTTTTACTGGTAACAGTAAAAAGATAATAGGGTTAATTGTCTGGAACCCCGTCAATAGAAGGGGAATCAGCAGCCAAGCCAACCTACAAGTTGGAAGGTTCAACGACTAGAAGCCGAGTGGAAACACAGTAACGCTTCCAAGAATGCCCTACATCCATTATTGGATGAAGATATAGTCTGAACAACATCGATGATAAAGATGTTGAACCGAAAGATAAAGAACTTTCGGGATAACACATTGGGACAGACAGTACAATTAGATCGCTACAGATTTTTTGGCAATCCTGGCACTAAGACTAGCCGTGAGCGTACTCAGGATCAAACCATAGGTACAGCAAACAGCAGATCTATTGTTAAGGATAAGGTTCTTGTATCTCTTCGTGAGTATACAGGACCAGCTGATCCAAACAACACAAATCTCCCCAGCACTTTCAAGATTGCTCGTGAGACGTTGATGACAGCACAGCGACTTCTGCTCGATACTGGGAACCTTAATATGTTCCACCAGTCAATCGGTAGTCTTACGCTTTTAGATGACTACAGAAGATGGAGAGATAGAGTCTTCATCGACGAACTATTCAAGAGTGAGTCTCGTGGTCAATCTTCTGATTCACAAGGTGGATACTACTATCCAAACGGAAAAGCAAAAACAAACTCAACAACACTAACTACTTACACAGCTACAGAATATGCTTCTGAGCGTTTCAAGTTCAATGTAAAAACTGACTTGCTTGAAGTAGTTAAGAGTCTACGTAAGCGTCACGTACCTGTCTTTGAAGACGGTTACTACAGATGTATCGCTGACCCTTCCTTCATGAAGGATCTTCGTGCTGATCAAGGCTTCCGTGAAGTTGCTCGTTACCCTGGAATGCCTGGACAAGGTTCTCCTCTAATGGGTGCTGGACAACCTAACCAAGCTATCTACGGTGGTGGTCAATTTGGCCAAGCACAATTCGTAGGTGGTGAGCCAGTGATGCCATCCGGGTTCGTTTTTGAGGGAGTAAGATTCTTTGAATCAACCAACTTCCCAGCTAAATCCATCACTGTTAATATCAACGACGGTGCTGGCGCTGTGTCACATACAACCCCTGCTGGCCTATTCTTTGGCCCTCAAGCAATCGGTGTAGGTATTGGTGGACCTAATGCTCAAGTTCTAATTAATAACAACGACGACTTCAGTCGCTTTATCATTTTGATATGGCAACTTTATGCCGGCTTTGCGAACTTGAACAAAGACTTCATCACAACTGCCTTCACGGTATCTGAGTAAGGAGGTATCTAACTAATGGCAACATACAAGTCTTCAGCCGGTGCTATCCTTCAGCCTGGCAACCAAATAAATAGCCTTTCTGGCTATAACGACGAAGGTGTATACGGACTACCAGGTGTTGAGGCATTTGAAGTAGTTGGCTACGTTAAGGTATCTAACCTTACAGCTGACAAGGCTTCATATAAGAGCTTCAGCATTACCGTACCTTCCCCAGATCGCCGTTCAGGTGATCGTGTAAGAGATGATCGTACTTCTTTAGTTGTACAAGC